ATCAGCGTCAGCGGCGTAATAGTGTCTGGTATAAACGGTTCCTCGTAGATCTCCAATGATGGCGATTGAGTCATCGTTTTGTGAGTAGTCATCGACACCGCCGGCGGTTGTGTAGTTGAGCGTGTTGACGTACTGAAGCGAGTCAAAGCCCATAACAATGTCGCTGAAGTCTGCTCGGTTCGCGGTGGCACTAGCAGCGGCCTGAAATACAACGTCGGGGGATACTGTGCGATTTACGAGCTCGTACCAGGTGTAGTAATACAAATCGGTGTCGCTCAGGTTCGGTTGATAGACCAGCGCACCGAGGTTAGTGTCGCTCAGGTTGTTGACTAGCGTGCCGTAATCGACATTGCCCGAAGTGGTGAATCCTTGAACGTCATAACCCACAAGTCCGGGCGCACCCGACTGGATGATGTTTACGCCTGTAGCAGCGTTCATTACAGTCCAAAAGTCTGTCGAGTAACACGGATTAGACACCGAGAGGCCTGTAACCGAGGTGTAGTTCAGCACGTCACGAATAGGGTGGTCACACTGGAACGTAATTGTGTTTAGCCAGTCAATCGAGTAACTAACGTCACAGTCTGCGATTCTGCCCTGCCAAAGGGTTTTCCAAACACCTGAAGCGGTGTCAGGGTTCGGTCGGACACGAATAGCGATTGGTGTGCCAGGGCGCATCAGTGAGTTCATGGCAGGGTCATAATCGGCTCCCTGCATCACGATTGTGGCCGTCGGAGTTATTGGTCGAGCGTAACCGCTCAAAACATCGAAACCGTTGTTGGTTTGTATGTTTACAACGTCACCCGTCACCTGTTGCCAAGATTTAGTTTCGGAACCTGATGCCCAGTTGTCTTGGTCCCATCGCGAGGATGACCAGACCATAACGTTCGGGTCGTAAGTATAGACAAGCACCTGAATGTCGGTGCTGATGTCAAAAACGTCGTTAGCCATTACCGATTGCCTGTTTCGCGCTCGTATTTCTTGATTGCAGCGATAATCTCTTGCGGAGTCATGTTGGCTTTGTTGATGTTGATGGTGTAGTTGTTCGAGGTTGTGATTCCCTCAGTGATTCTAGGAGACAAGCCTGTTTGACCAGCACCGGCAATGCCGTTGTATGACGTGCCAAATAGCGAGTCACGCTCGAGAATCGCCTTGATTGCAGCTGCGCCATAAATCTGCTTCTTTACACGATCAGCAAAGCCAGATAGTGGCTGGTTGATAATGCTGGCAATGTTGAACAAAATAACGTCGAGCGATACGGCCAGAATCTCAAAAGCCTTTACCAGACCGTCGAGGGCGTTGCCGTTGGACGATAGCGAGCCGAACAATTGCCCGATAGCGTCAATCACTAGCAAGATTGAGCCATAGACACCGCTCTTGCCATCTTTGCCTACAACGGCTTCTCTGATTGCCTTGAACGCTTTGCCTGTGTCCGTGTTTGGATTGCTCGCATCCTCGATGAACTCGCTGATTGCTGGAATGGCCGTCTCGGTCAAGAACGTCACAAACTGCTCAACATACGGGAGTAGCTGAGTGCCGAACTCCTCTGCCAGGTTCTCGACCGCAACATTGAACTTGGCAAACGGGTCTGCACCGGCAACTGCTGCTCCCTTGACGGACTCGGCGTAATCGTCGATGCCGCCTTTAGTTTTGCGAAGCTCAGGTGCCAAGCGGTATAGGCTTTGCGTATTGCCGTTGTTGGCTTTGATTAGAGCGTTCAAAACGGTGTCTAGGGGCTTGCCTGAAGCCACAGAGCCGTCTAAGGCTATTTGGAGTAGTTTCTGACCGCGTGCGAGGCTACCTGAGCCTCTGACGGCGTTGGCTAGTGCCGGGCGTAAGTCATCGTCGAGGATACCGGTCTGCTCCGAGAGAGTCTGGACAAAGCGTTCCGCTCCCTTGACTTGAGCATCCGAAGCCTTTGTGGTTCTTACCAACTGGCCTGCCAAGAGCTTCTGCTGCTTCAAATCCTCTGCAGCTGCTTTAGTGGCGTTAGTAAGTCCATTGATCAGCGCGCTGGCACCAAAGGCTAAACCGAAACCGCCTAGTAACTTGCCAACTCCACCGCTGACCTTCTTGGTGACATCCTGAAAGTTCTTGAGCGACTTTTCAGACTTCTTGAGACCAGTCTGAAGACCTTTGGTGTTCGATACGAACTTGAAGTTGACTTGAGCCATTGTTATTTAGCCAAACGGTTCAAAGCCTTGACGTATGCAGCGTACTCGGCTTGTGTAAGTGACCGGTATTCTGTCGGGCTCATGTTAGTTGCCAGGCAGAAGTCAGCCATGCGTTCGGCTTGCTCCTTTCTTATCCGTCTTTTGGGTCTTCATCACCGCTGAATAGTGCGGTGGCTTGTTCCATCGAGAACTCACCAGCCTGCTCAAAAGTGAAGTCTGGGTTGGTGCGCTTTTTGAAAACGTAAATGATGGCCTTGAACGTGCGACCGCGTGGTGCGCCTTCATCCATGATTGCGTCGATGCTTCGACCGGTCAGGAGTTCGATTTGCTCGATCTCGTTCAGGGTCATGGTGTCAAAGTCGATTGTCATTTTTTACTCTCCGAGTCCGTATTTGTTGACGAGTCCCTGCATGTTCTTTTCATAGTTTGCAAGAATCTCTTGATAAGTGTAACCGAGAGCCTCGCTAAAGAATGGCTGTGGCTCGATGTTGCGGAATGCGCCTACGCCGTTAGGGGTCAGCACGCCTCGGTGTGAAGCTCCTACTCGAGCCCATCCCCAGTGAATCGGGGCCGCGTAACCTAGTCGACCGTTGTTACCTGCTCGAGCAACTGCAGAGCCTTGAGTACGCGCTGGCCGTAGAGAGGTTTTTAGGCTTCCACTGAGCACCGGCACTCGAGGTAGCGCAGCACGAATCAGTGTTGCTGCAGCTTCATAGTTAGCGTCGGCGATTTCCGTTTTATCCGCACCGACGGCCTTGAGCGACCTTCTGAGTTGCCCAAGACCTTCGGCTTGGATAGCACCGCCCGGAACGATTGTCCGAGCCATGGTTACTAGCTGGTTTTCTTGGTAAGGCCGAAGTAAACCGGTGGAGTTGCAGCTGGAGTGTGAACCGAGTTGATCACAGTTAGTTCAGTGGTGAACTGCATGATCTCACCCGAGACCAACGAAAGCGGTGGCAAGGTGTCAAACAACACGGTGCCTTCCCAGATTGGCTGCGAAGCGGTTGCGGTCGTGTTGCCGTTAGGGGCAAGTTTGAACGCTACCTGAGTGCCGTAGTTAGCAAATAGCAACTGGTAAAGGCTTGCAGCGTCTCCCGAAGCAATACCGTTGATGTTTAGTTTCCACTCCTGCAGAGGCTGGACTTCTGAGAAGGTCTGCTGTGCGCCAGGAGCGTCAGTTAGAGCCAGTTCAATCGAGTCAGCATCGAAAGAGTAGTCGGTGGAGAGAATGGTGAACTTGATGTTCGAGGCTTTGATTCTGGTTGAGATTGGCATCTACCTGAACCTTTCTTAGATTGAGATTTGTAGGTCTACGTTGATTGTGGTTGCCAAGTAGTCATTGCCGTTCATGCTGAGCAGGTATGGCTGCGCTACGCTGCCAACTCCTGCATCTGCCGGTATGGCCGTTAGCGTTTGTTCGATTAGATCGTCGAGGTCATCGGTGGTGGTTTCGTTTGTGGCAAAACCTGCAACGATTACAAGCTCAAGGTTCAAGTCATAAACCGAACCGACCGAGCCAGGAGTAATGTATGGCGAGCCTGCGCGAATAACAACAACTGGTGGTGTTGCTCGCTCAGGGATGTAGTCATAGACATCGAGGCCTGCCGCTTGAAGCGTCAAAGCCAACTCTGCCTTAGCTGCACCAGCCTCGCTCATACAGACCAGCCCAAGTAGGGCAGGAGTTGCGCATAAACCGACCGTTTAGTGTCGAGAGATACACGCATCCCCTGCCCCGAGCCGTCAGCGAACTGAGCGCGACATGCAAGCACTAATCAACAGATACGGACTCGGAGACAAGTAATGGCAACAATCGACTTCAACGCGATGACCCTCAACGAGATTGAGCAAATCGAGATGCTGACCGGGCGCAACATTGACTCAATCATGAGCGATGACGCACCTCGAGGTCGCGCATTCAAGGCAATCATCATGATCTTCAAGAAGCGCACCGACCCAGACTTTACATTCGAACAGGCAGGCAACCTCTCACTCGAGGAAGCATCGGCATTGTTCGGCGGTGAAGCAGACGACCCAAAAGCAAACTGAGAAAGGAACAAGCCGAGAGACTGGCTGACTTCTGCCTGGCAACGAAAATGAGCCCGACGGAATACCGCCAACTGACCTTAGACGAATACAGAGCATTCGCGAAGGGACTCTCTCGAGGCAAAGGTGATACAGGATGGCCTCAACTCTAAAGGTTCGCTTTCTCGCAGACACAGTTGGCTTCGCTAAGGGAGTCAAGGGCGCTAACAAAGACTTGACGGGCTTCGAGAAAGCCACCAAGAACGCTTCGAAGAACATTGGCAAGGCTCTCGGTGCTATTTCGTTCGCTGCGGTCGTCACGGGGCTCACACAGGCTGCTAAGGCGGCTTCTGAGGATGCCATAGCCCAGAACAAACTTGCACTTCAGTTGCGCACCTCGACCAACGCCACCGACGCTCAGGTTGCAGCAGTCGAAAAAGACATCACCGCCATGAGCAAGTTGACGGGTGTTTTACAGGACTTGGCGAGACAGTTGAGGCTGCGATCGACTTAGACACGGAGGAAGATGGGCATGCGACGTTTCTGTAAAGTGTGAGGGGGTCCTACGATTGTTGCTGCTATCATTTCCGCAACGGACAAAGCAAAACTTCGATATAGTTTAGTATGTATTGACCTGGTAATAC